GGATTGAATGCCGGAATCGTGTCGATCTTGCCGCGACGATCACGCCATCCGTCCGCCTTATACCAAAACGATGTGTTATCCGTTGAGGTACGAACTTTTGTATAGTCGATGTGTGACATGGACGCGATGGATCCGCCGACGACCGACCAAACGATATCGAGGTATGCGCCGCCGAAAATCTCGATATCGAGAGATACTTTTCGTGCGAGTTCCGCGAGTGATTCATATGCGTTCGGTTGGTCAATGAACCTTTGCGCGGCGGCGTCGTCCGGATTGTCGGATTTCCNTCCGTTGCCCGTGATGTAATTCACCTTCCCTTTTACGATCGCGTTGTGCTTCGCCGACTTATTGAAAAGGTCGAGCAAATAATCCGGATAATCGTTCAACTCTCCGAACTCAATGTATCCTTGTCCCCGACGCTCTCGGTACTCCGGTTGACGCGCTTCGGCGAACCTTAACACCGCGATGTTATTCAAATATTGTTCGTTCATCGTGTTATGAATGTGTTATCCGTGTTATAATGTGTAACCTCGTAGGCATCCCCGTCGGCTTCGGTAAGCGATGCAACCCCGAAGGTAAGCAAGTTGTCGGCGGCGGTATAATCCGTATTTGATACGGAGGCTTGTTCGTAAACGTAGAAATAATATTCGCCGATCATCCCGCAGAATAATTGATTGACATCGAATGAAAATTTACGGTATCGATCCGGATACGCGGAGGTGTCTTGCGCGGATGTTTTCACGAACGATATTTCCTCATTGGTCGTCCGTTGAACGAACCGGAAAAGATAGTTCGGCGATGTCAACGTTTCCGCGTCCTTTAACGGGATCAACACATCGACGACGGTTCCGAGTTGAAGATAGATCATGCCATTAATTAGCGGATCCTCGAAAGTTTGGACAAATGAAAAGGGAGCGTAGAAACGCCCCCTCTTTCAAACCCATTATCCCAAAAATGCTTATGACGTCAGACCCGAAATGATGCCGGATGAAACGGTCGGAGCGAGTTCCTTTTCGCCTCCGGTGAAGGTAAGTTGGTATCCGTTCCGATCGGCTTGCGCCAATCCGCTCGACGCGGTTCCGGTTGTGATGTCCAAACCGTTGTAGCGACCGAGTAACCAATAAGTACCGTTTTGATCTTCGACCACGGCCATCAAGGTATTTTTAGCGAGCAACAGAATTTCGTTCCTCATGGAGGTGTTCATCTTGTTGATCGTGACCAACAATTCCTGATTGTAAACGACGGTTCCATTTTCGATCGTCGATGCGATGTTCTCCGTGTAGGACGAGGTATTCCTAACAAGTTGATATTTGTAGAACACCTTCCCGGCGGCCTTCGTGATTGCGGTGATGTTACCGCTTGATTCGGTGACGGCGGTTACATCGTTGTATCCGATGAACCACACATTTTTGATGCCTCCGATATTGTCTTTGCAATCGAAAGTATATCCTTGTGTTAATGCGCACGGCATGATATTTATTTTTTAAGGTTAAAAAAATGCCCCGGCCGGGTGCGCAGTTCTGCGGGATGCGTGCCGGGGACTGTTTTTATCATACCTCGAATTTCACGATCTCGGAAGGGAACGCAACTTGCACACCCATCTTGAACTCGACAACGAACCGGACTTGGTCGGCTTCGCGAGCGAAGAACAATTCCCAACGGTTTTGATCTTCATCAATCAAGTCGGTGCCGAGCCACATATTCGACAACCTCATGGCATAAATGCCATTTTTGCCGTTCAATCCGGGGGTTCCGATTACGCGGATGTCGGTTCCGGGGAGGAAAAATTCTCCGTTCGGACGCTCTTGCGTTTGGTAATGGAAAAGATCGTCGTTTTTAATCTTCACGGTGAGCGTTCTGAAAACGTCCATACCGCAGAAAATCACAACGTCGTCTTTGTCGATCACTTCGGCCGGAATGGCTTTGTAAATCGAATCGAAGATCGCAACCACGTTGGAGTTGGTGATCGACGTTTCAACGCTGCCATGATATGCCACGCTATTAGCATTAACGACGGCGGCTCCGGCATCTTTGATGATTTCGCAGAAACCATCGAAACGGGAAAGGTTCGCGTCGACGGATGTGGTGTCACCTTGCCAGATTGCCTTCTCGAGTTGTGCGGCAATCTTTTGAGCTTTCCGAGTTGTGTAATCACTCGCGAATGCGATGGTATCGTAGCGGCTTCCGGCGGGGAGTGCCTTTTGCGTATAGTACGCTTCCAGATCTTTCGGGCAAAGTGCTTCGTTTACTTTGATCTTCCCGACGGTGATTTGCCGCTGCGTGATGGAGGTCGTTCCGGATGTTGTGAATCCGCAAGTGCCACCCGCTTGGAAAATCGCGTCGGTGTCCATGATATTGATCGTGGCGGCGGATTTGACGTCAGCCTGAATATTTCCAGACCTCTGAATCAATGTTGCCGTTTTCGGGCCGAGGACGGAAGATGCGACGAGCAGTTGCTCGTTTTGCTCAACGTAGGCGGTTAATGTACCGAGTGAAAATGCCATGTTATACGGTTTTTCTTGTTTGTGTTATTGTTTACTTTGATTGCTTCAATTGATCGAACAAAGCGGCGACGCGCTTCAACTTTTCATCCTTTGTTGACCCGGTTGCGGCGAAGGCGTTGCGCGGCTCTTGCAACGGAGCGGCGGCGGGCATCTCGACGAGTGCAGACACTACGTCAGCCAATCCCCGGAGTTTAACGTTCACAGCATCGAGTTCGGCGCGGAGTGCGTCGTTCTCTGCTTTGAACGTGTCGCGGAGTGATGCGGCGGCGGCTTGCATTTCTGCGAACTTTGCGACCATATCCTCCGGCATTTCAGCGGGAGCGGCGGGCATTGCTACGGCGGTGATCACACCATTTTCGGCGACCGTTATGACGCTACCGTCGGCGAGTTTATGCTCGCCAACCGGAGCGGGAGCGGTGCTGCCATCTTCGGCCACCACGGCAACCATGCCACCGACTTCAAGTTCGGAGACCATCACCTTCGTGCCATCTTCGAGGACGTATTCTTTCGCCTCCATTTTAGCCGGAGCGAGTTCGCCCTCCATCGGTTTTTCGGCATCCGCGAATAATTGGCGGATTTTATCAAGTGCTTCTTTTGCGTTCATCTTGCTTTTATTTAGTCACGTTTACGATGTGTACCATTTAGGAACGACCCTCAATCGTTCGCGGGTTTTTCGGATGCGAGAAATTCGCCGTTTCCGTTCGTGAAAAGGTTTTTCGCGATGTACGCTCCGAGTGCCGTCAATGCAGCCATGCCGATCGATTTCCAATCTTCGCCATTCGGGAAATGTCCGGCGTTGAGGATCGTGGAAACCATGCCCAGAACGGTCGCGAGTGCGGCGACGATTGCACCTTTTGCGAGGTCGGCCAAATTGATTGTGAAAAGTTTACTCATTGTATTTTGTTTTATTGTGTGACGGTTGATGCGGCCCTTGTTGCGCGGATAGCGCGACGGCGTGCGGCCTCTTGTAAGTTGAGATATCGCATCGCGTAGTTAGTCGCCGTTCGGTTGTGGTTTGGCTTTGATGCCCATTCCTTGTAATCCGCTCCGGCGATCGTGATATTCCCGTCGGCAACGATCGCCCCGGTTGAATCGGACAACTTGTAATAAATCGTCGCGGAGGATTCGCAATTATCGAAGGCGATGACGACGTCGATATCGTTCGCATCGTATTGGACACCATCGCGCCAAATTTTGACTTCCTTAATTGGACGCTTGTTAGGTCTGATAGAGTCGACCGCCGTGGAATCTTGCGCGTATCCGGTTACGGAAAATAGCGCGATGAATAGGAATAAAATGTACCTCATATTTGCGTTACGGTTAAGATGACGGAAGGAATCGCCGGGCGCGTCGGATTCGATGCGGCGGCGACGTAGTTTAGAAATACCCCAGTGTCGGCGGAGTGCCAACACAACTCGAAATAATCCCCGGCGGACGCTGCGACGACGAAATTCCATGCGGCGACAAATTTCCCGTTATTGCCCACGAGCGTCGTTTGTGTATTGCTATTTGCGACGTTGGATCCGTTTTTGCATAGCCAAATATCGACGACATCATCACCGGAATCCGTCTTGTCGAGTTGCGCGGAAAATTGGATGTTGTAAATTCCGGCGTTCGCGATTGTTATCCGTGAATTGGAAACGATCGATACCCCGGATGCGATGTCGGTAACGTTCAACGTCATCTTATTGACCGCCGTCGCTCCCGCGTTCGTTTGGTCTTGCGTAGAATAGAACGCGCCGTAAAATGAGCGACCGTCGAATATCTCGACCGTTTGTTCGGTTATGTTGATTTCGTAACTCATGCGGGTTCGGTGACCTCCTCGACCACTTCAAATTTGCCTCCGATGTAAGTTTTGTATACCCCGGAATTTATGGTGAGCATATCCCACACATAATCCCCGGCGGCGATATTGACGCGCTTGGATACCGTGACCTCGTTCGATGATGCACCCCCAACGGTGATTCCGTCCGCTTCCGTGATCGTTACCTCCGCCGTCGTCGATGTTGCTTTGCGCCGGATCTGGATCCGTACCTCCGCGCCGGATAGGTTCACGGCGACGCTATCCTTGAAGATGGCAAACGTGGATTGCCACGTGTTCCCCTTCGTGAGTTTGATGTTGTACGTTGCCGGAAGAAAATTGCCCGCCATGTCGTTAATTAGTGGTTTGCGTAAATTGTTACCCGATGGATTGGAGGATGTCGATGATCTTGGACATCATCTCGTCTGCTTCCGACATCTCCGCCCGTTCGTATTGGAATATTCCCTCGACCGAAAATCCCTTCACCTCCCCGGCTTCGACCTTTGCCCATCCTTCATCGTCCGTGATCTTCATCGAGCCGAACCATGTGCCGTCTGGAAGATCTTCATATCCTTTCATCCCGCCGATTCCGCGTTCGCTATCCTTTACCCATGATTCAAACAATACCGCGTCGACGCGTTGATCCTTATCATGTTGGAGGTTGACGTTTCGTTGGTACCCTTGTTTCGCGAACCGGATGGCGATCTGCTTAATCGTTTCCGGCGAAAACTTTATGAAATATTCCCCTTGCGCATCTCGGCGGAGAATCAATTTATCGGGGATCATCAACGCCCCGGATACGATACGTTGCGCGGAATCTTGAATCGCGAGTTTCACCTCGGACGCTTGTCGTAGAACGTTCCGTGACCAACGCAATCCGGCTTTGCCACCCCATGCGTCGTACATAAGTTTTCCGCAGCCGTCGGAGTATCCTTTCGATGATTCAAGATCCTTTTCGTGTCTGGACAAAAACGAGTACATCCGACGAACGGTGTCGAGCGATACCGCCCCGGATGGATCCGCGAG